AGTCAGCAGATGTTCTGTCAGATATCTCTGTAGCAATATTAGCTGTATTAGTATCTATGTCAGCTTCTGCTGTTGTTAATCTCGTATCTAAGGAAGATGTATCAATAGTAATAGTTTGTCCACTAGCAGTTGTTACAACACCATTAGCACCTATTAGATTAAGCGTTTGGCTATCAAGATCAACTGCACCTGTTCCAGTATTTCCTGTAAAGTCTAAATCTTGTGCTGTTACATTTGTATCTACATAATCTTTAACTGCAGCACTAGTAGGTATAGTAGTGTCATTGTTATTACTAGCAATACCATCTGCTTGATCTACAAATTTTACAATAGTAATATCTTCACCAGTATCTTTTAATGATCCAAACTCTAAAATACCTGAAGCCTTTAAATCTCCGCTAGTATTAATGCTTATACCTGAACCATTTCCAAGACCATCAGTTAGTTCCTGTAACGTAGCTGCAAGTTCTTCATTATCATTAACTTTTATTAATGACTTATAGGTGTCTTTTATTGTTGTTCCTGTTAGTGTTGCCATTGTTTATTATTTTGTTTAAATACTGTTTTAATTTTGTAATGTTGTTTTGCTTTGGCTTATATTTCATAGCACCCACCCATTAAAGTTTGCATCGTAGCTAGGACTTACATCGTCATTACTGTTAGATGTGTATTCAGGAAATTTAGCTTGGTTAAAACTCATATGGTCAATAAATCTTCTTGTATAATATTCTGCAATATCCATTTCTTTTTTAGCTAGGAAGTCTATTTCTTCTTTGCTAACAGATTCTGCTGCTTCACTAGTATGCTTAAATACGCCACCGTTTTTGATTGTAACAGAAGCAAAGGGCAAATAGTCAACCATTGCAAAATGGATCAACATAGGCTGTATGTAAGAGTTTACTAATTCTAAATAATCTCCTGTTAAGTTATTGGCTAGAATGTCATTGCTGATCTTGTTGTATAAATCAGTTCCTAGATAGTTTTTAATATGTATCTCTTGAGCAATCTTGATAAACTGAATAAACTTATCTGTGTCTACATTACCATCTAAGATGCTATTTCTTACTAAATCTGTTCTTGTTATAAATAGTGCTGTAGCCATTATCCTCTAGGTTTTATAAATCCTCTATTTTTCATATCTTTTGGTCTCTTAGCTACTTTAGGATTGTTAACCTCAGGTGTAAATCCTTCCTTTTTAGCTTTGTTTACACTTATCTCTGCTTTAGGATTAGTAGCATCAGGTTTAACATCTACTGCCATATAGGTTTTACGCATCCAAAAATGATGACAATCACCTCCGCCTTTGTAGAGCCATATGTCATAAGTAGCAGCACCACCTTTACCCCATCCTGCATTTACTGCTCTTTGACTCATTGACATTATATCTTCTTTACGATATATCTTTTTAGCAGACACCATCTTCTTACAAAACTCTCTACTATTAGCAGATGTTCTTAAAGGTGCATATTGATATCTTACTTTAAACTTCATATCCTCTACCTCACCATCTTGATCGCTTTTAGCATTTGGTCTTGCTGTTCCTGTAGAAGCTAAGCCTATCATTTTATCTAGCGTCTCTTCTTGATCGTAATCTACTTCTCTTTCATCGACTAAGACCCAATTTTCTAAATCTTCGTCTTCTCCAAATTCATCTAACAAGTCAGCAACTTCTTCTGTAGCTTCAGGTTTTTGCTCACTCATTTTTACACCAGTTTCTTCTTCTTGCGTTTCAGCATCCTCTACATTCTCTAAGTCTGTAAATTCTAAAGGCTGTAAAGTTTTAAAGTATAGATTAAGTGAAATGCTATTGTAAGCTAGTATTTGATCAAAGGCATCTATTAGTAAAGTTTGAAAAGGTCTTATAACGGTGTTATCCATTAAAATAGAGGCTGTTTTTAACTCGTCTGCGTTGTTTCCTAACCCTGTACTATCCTTTATGCCTAAAAGCATCGGAGAAACGATCCTATGGCTTACTAGTATCTTCCTAGCACTCTCATCTGAAAGGAACTGGTATTGGTTATGTGCATCAGATAATTGTACAGGCTCTATATTAGCTTGAGAGTCGGTATTGTCATTAAAACTAAGAATAAACTTACCAGCGTTAGAACTGCCTGAGAACTTCTCGTAGATTCTTTGCTCTATTAATCTTCTTTGTTCTTCATTAGGTACACCATTATTAAAGTTAATTAGCATACTAGGTGCTAGACCATTCATAATGTTGTTTAAGTGATAGTTGCTTATCTCTTCTTCTAGTTCGCTATATTGTAAGCCTCCTTGATAGTCTACTGGTGAGTAGTAATAGAATCCTGCTCTGTAAGGCTTAACTACATATATCTCTATTGATTCTTTGCTAGTTTCAAAACAAGGTATTCTTTTAGGCTGTTCACTAGGCTTTATACTAGACCAGTCTTTATGATAGTAGTATGCTTCTATATCTCCGTCTTCGTTGCATTTTTCAGCTCTTAGCGTTTCAATAGGAAAGTGTTCTACTTGTGCTACCTTAGTTCTATCCTTAGAATATATAATTTGCATTGCACAGCTACCCATCAATTTAAGATCAAAAGCTAACTTTCTAACACAATCTTTTTTAAGTAAAGAAATTGCTTGTGCATATTGGTCAGGCTTTCTACTAGAATCTGTAGCATCTAAACCTTTACCATATATCATTTCTGACAAGCCATTTATTGCAGCATTGTTTGTAGGAGAACCATTATATCTGTCAATTAAGAATTGATAGTAGTTATTATCCTCTCCGTAAGAAATCCAATCTTTATTTTTAACCTCTTTGATCTTAGGTGAAGTATAAGTGCTAAGATTTACCATATGCACCTCTGAAGATGTTTTAGGTCTTGGAGCAGGTCTGTAATTTTTTACTTTTTTCATATTATGATATAATCGTTGTCGTGTGTATTCTCTGTAACATATTCATCTTTATTGACGCTGTAATACTCATCCTCTGTTTGGTCTAAGTTTTGGTCTGTACAGAATACCTTATCTTTATATAGTGATAGTGCAGCACCTTGTGAAGCATCCCAAGTATCAGAGTTTAATTCCCACACTAAAGTATTTTGCTCAAATAAGTTAGGATCAACTACAAAATCAAAATCATAGAACCTACCCTCTATTAAGTTAAAAGTACTTGTGTAAATAAGTTCATCTTTTTCTTGTGTGAAATCGACTGTTTCATTAGTCACTACATTTGTACTATCATCTCTAATATATAGCGTAGCAGATAAAACATATTCTCTAGGTGTGAACCTTATACTTTGTTCTTCTGTGCTAGTAGTAAGTATCTTCATACATATATAACGCTAAAAAGCAAATATTTTGCATAGGTGCAAAAAAAAAGGCTAACATTTCTGCTAGCCCTCCTTCTTATCAAACAATTATTATGCGTCAGGGTCGATTTGACTAGCTGAAGCGTCATCTGTAATTACTGTAGAAGTAACAAAGAATGCAGGAGATGTCTCCATAGCCTCAAAAGTTAAAGTGAATCCTGAAAGGTCTCCCATTGCTGCACCTGATACTACAGTTCCTCCTGTAACTTCAGCACCGTGTTCTAGTCCTACTAAGAAAAAGTTTCCGTTGTAGTCCTCGATAGCAATATGGGGTCTAGCTGCTGCTAGTAATTTAATTTCCTCTTGTGTTGCCTTATCTAAAAATGTCAAAGTCAAACTAAGAGTCTGTGTATAAAATGTTGTACCATTTTCACGTGAAGAGTTAATTGCAGTCTCTAAGCTAGAATTACCTTTAATATCAAATTGATACCAATCTGGTGATCCTGCTAAAGCTGTAATTTCTCCTGCGGCAATGGTAGCTGTACCTAGTGTACCGTAATCTGCAAAGTAGACTGTTTTCAATCCACCTACAGCCGATTTACAAGGTAAACTTCTTCCTGTTGTTAAAGCGCAAGCCATAGTTTTATATTATTAAAAAAGGGTGAGCAGGAATCTTCCTAACCCACCCTCTATATTAGACAATTATTGTTATTATGCTAAAGTTAGTAAAGATAGGTCTGAACCAATTCCGTACTGTACTCCTGCTGTAAATCTCATTACGACTCTTACATTTTGAGAACCGTCTAAGTCAGCCATATCTAACAATTTAACTTCTTGGTGATCTGATAATAGACCTGTACCAAAGTAGATGTTAGACTTCTGTCCTGCTACGATGTGATCTGTAGGCATTCCAGGTGCTAGAACAACTTTGATTCCATCAAAAGAAAGTGCATTCCCTTGATTGTACCATAAGTTACCTCTGTTATCAACCCCTTGCGCTCCTACTCCTTGCGCTCCGTTTCCACCTAGATAGCGGATGTAAGATTGCCAAGCTGAAGTTGGTACATAGATGTTCAAGTCCTCTTTTCCATAGACTGCGCTAGGTAAAGAATCTACTACGTTTCCGAGTAGTGTAGCAATGTTTGTGCTAGAGAAAGCAGTTTCTCCACCATTAGCAGCATCGTTTACGTCAGCGTCAGCACCAGCTAATACTGTGATACCGTCAAACTCACCTGCGTTTCCGTTTACACCTGCCCAAATGTTTTGCTCATTCTTCTCAGCTACTAATCCTGCAACGTGAGAAATTAAGAAGTCGCTAAATGCTGGTGGCAAGTTATCAAATGCAGAATATCCCATTTGTACTGCTTCCCAGTCGCTAGCAAAATCTTTCTTACATAACTCAAGGTTAACTTGAAACTCTTCAGGCTGAAGGATTCTTTCAGTAAGAGTGATAGTTGCTGTGTCTGTAAAGTCACAAGTAGCGTCTTTTATGACGTTAGCGTCTGTTGCTACTTTTTTGATAACCTCTTTGTATTTTACATTAGGTTTGATTTCGATATTCCCCTGCTCGATAGTAGGAGAAGATAATAACGCTGCTGAAATATACTTTCCTGCAAATTCGCCAGCGTATGTAGTTGTGATACTAGTTGTAGTTGCCATTTTTTAAATTTATTATTTTAGGTTTGCAATTTTTTGAAATACTCTATCTCTTGTGCTAGTTGCTCTACGTTGGCTGAATAACACTTGATTCTTATTTGTTTCTGATTCAGGATTGTGCTTTAATGGAGCAGCAGCAGGTTTAGACAACTCTTCTTTTAGTTGCTCTTCTACTTCTTGCTCAGCCATTTCCTCTTTGTCTTTGATCATAGCTTTGATCTCCTCGATCATAGATTTAACCTCAGCTAGTTCTTCTTTAGTAGCATAAGCCATTTCTTCTTCTTGTGCCTCTACTTCTTCTTCTGCTTCAGCTTCTTTAATCTCTCCGATTATGCCTTCTTCAGCTACTACTAAAATCTTTCCGTCTTCCATAGTGTAGTCTCCTACTGGTACGGCTACTTTCTCATCTTCTGTTACTATGAAGATTTCATTTCCTGCTTCAAAAGCCTCAGCTTCTAAAACTGTTCCGTTCTCTAGTTTTGCTTGAGCCAATTCTACTTTTGTAGCTTCTTCTGCTTCTAAGTTAGTTTCTACTTGCTCAGTAGCCTCTACCTCTTTCACATCTTCCGATAACTCAATGCCTAGAATGTTTTTAATGTCCTTTAGCATTTCTGTTGGGTTTTTCATATTTATATAACGATTAATAATTAGTATTTTGCATTTTCAGTCTGTGCCATATATTTTACCTATGCCTTGAGACCATAGAGATCCATCACAGCACTTCTTAGAATAGGTGTTTGAATCTTTATTTTATTAAATTAGTTTTTATGTTTTTTAAAGTTTAATATTTTTAATTCTCATTGCACTTTTAATCATCTCATTAACCTTAGTTGATATTTTATTTAATTGTGCTACTTGATTATCTAACCCTATCTCTTTTAGCTTACTCTTAGCGTTAGAAATATCTTTCTGAATTTTCTCTAATTTGTTTAGGTCATTAACAATAAATTTTTGATTAGAGGATGCAGTTCCAAGTGCATCATAAAACTTACTCTCCGTGTTAGAAAAATCTTTTAGCACAAAATTATAATCAGATTCTATATCTTGAAGCAAGCCTAACTCTACCTTTTCAGCGGATAACTCTTGCTTAGTATCTTTAGTATAAATTTTAGCAAGTCTTTGATTAACATTTTTTTGTATGTTCATTTTTATTTATTTAAGATTTACGATATATGTTTCCTATTCCTTGAGACCATAATGAGCCATCACAACACTTTCTTGAATAAGTATTAGTATCCTTGCAAAGGCAACCTCTTGCGCTGCTCTTAGGACTTGTTTTACTAGGAGTTTT